GGATACAGAGTTCTATAACGTCTATGTCTTCGCCTTGCAGTCTTGCGCTGGGGCAATCCTAACCTTCCACGTTATGACTGACTCTGGGATGGTGCGATCCCGCGTTCCGCTATCGGAAATTTATCTGGATAAACCAACCAACGATATACCTTTCAACTATAAGCAACTTTGGGACTGCTTCAGCGAGAACGTAGCCGTGACCGAGTACAGCTTCCTGGCCTACCATCGCGCTCAGATACTACTTAGGGATGCGACTAAGGTTTGGGGTACATACTTGTTTACAGTTGATTGGTTTAATAATCCCTACAGCGATGAGCCGTCCGACTACAAGTGCGGTCACGTCTTCGCTGGTGACGATGGCTACTTACTCTGTATGCCCAACAACCGAATCTTCTGGCGGGATAGCAATTGGGTGACGAAGAAGTTACCCGATAACTTAAAGCAGTTCCGAGTTGATACTGACCTACCCAGCGTGGAGAATCAATCCGATAAGTGGGTGACTGAGGATACAGATTCGTTTTACTATGATCTTCGCAAGGAGGAGGCATCGTGAATGTGGTAGCAAGAGATAGACTTAAATGGTCACGCGATATGCTTCTGATCGCACGCGATAAGTTGGCTATTGAGAGGGATCGCGTTTCTCATGGCCATGCTATCGACCTAATCCAGATCATAACTATGGTCGATGCAGCGGCTTTGATAGCGAAGGAGATACTTGAAGATGAAAAGCAAGGATGAGTTAGCAATGCAGGTGAAGAAGGAGTGGGATAACCAGAATTGCAGATGGAAGCTGTGGGTGGAGGCTGGTGGGTTTAGGACTGAGGTATTTTGTTATAGCAGTGCCGAGGAAGAGTATTTCAAATGCGTCAGGGAATTGGTTGACCACGCATATCAGATGCAGAGCGTATGAGCATACGAGAAGACATCCTTGACCAGTTCGGCGATGATGCGCACACGATGCTGTTTGCTGATGGATTTGACAATGCTCTGGTGGGTGTGGGTAGCGCGTTCGGTGGTGATCTATGCGCAATCTATGATGCGGACGCAATTGTCGAGAGCCTTATGAAGCAGGGCATGGATTACGCCGAGGCACTGGAACACTTTGATTTTAACATTGCAGGATCTTATGTAGGTGAGCAGACTCCGATCTTCATGCACAAAATAGAAAGGCAGGCCAAATGAAACTCTGGACAAATAACACAAACGCAATTCACAAAGTCGATGACAATATGCTCTACCCGCGCACTACCTACATGTTGCCCGATGAGTTGACTGGACCAACTTGGGACGATTCAATCCCTTGCCCACACAAGATCAAGCCTTACTACAAAGGCCGAGCTGCTGGTGGGGCAACAGCCGTCTACCGCGCTGGTGCAATTGGTGATGCGATCATCGCCACTGCTTTCGTTAACTACTTGGTGCAGGAATCGGGTGGGGTTGTGGATGTTTACGCCCCTGCTCGCAACCTTCCTCTATACGCTGGGCTGGGTGCGAGGCTGTGGCCGCTACCTTGCTCGCTGGAGGCTTGGGATTCTTTTGACGCGCACCTACCTACAGACGATCTGTTCAGCGGTCAGGTGGGGAACACCAAGCTAGGCACTGGCGGTGGAAACTGCTACCAGCGGATCTACGAGTGGATGGGCGTTTGGGATGAAAAGACTATGGCGAAGTATTGTAAACCAGTTTTGCATCTCATCGAGCCAGACCACGAAGAACTAAAGGCGATGGGTAAGTGGCCACTGCCAGACCCCTACTTTGCCTACCATGTTTCGTCTAGCGGTCCGACCCGTACCTACCCGCCAACGATGGGGCAGGAGGCGGTGCTGGCATTGCTTGAGGCTTACCCCAAACATCACGCTGTGATTATTGGGCTGGATAACTCAAACAACTTTAAGGTGGATCATCCCAGAGTGATTGATTTGTTCAACACGACCAAGGCGATTCGTTCTTTGTTCCCTGTGGTAGCTAATGCTGACTTCGTTGTTGCGCCCGATAGTTCAGTCAATCACATGGCGGCGGGGTTGGATACGCCGTGTGTGTCGCTGTGGGGGTCGTATTCCCCAGAAGACAGAATGACGTATTATAGTAAGAACGTGTCGGTATTCAAGCCCGATACTTGCCCACACGCGCCTTGCCGACCACACGCTGGGTTGCCACAAGCCAAGTGTAAGGATGCGACCAACAAGACTCCCAAGACGCAATACTGGTGCAATGCTCTGCGGAATATAACAGCGCAGGATATTGTGCTTGCATCGCAAAAGGCGATGGAGCTAGGTGATGGTAAATGAACACAATAGAAAAGATGGCGTTTGATAGGCTTTCCAGAGCTGTTCCTAACTTAAGAAAGAATGGATTGAGAAAAACAATAAATGAGGCATTGCGTTGGGCTGCTGAAACTGATGACGTATGCCTAACGGATGCTTTGGAATATCGCACCCCCAATTTTGTTCCAGATGGAACAAGACTGAAGAAGTGTAAATACTCTGAATGTGGAAGACGCGCTCCGATTATTGAGATGTGGGAGATTGAGGACACCAGTAAAATAACATCCGAGAAAATGGATAAGATTGAAACTTGGTGGTTTAATAATTTTGAAGGCTACTTACCATTCTTTGAATTATGGGTAACAGATAGATGGGGGAATAATAGACACAAAGTTTGGTCTGATTATGAATGGGGATATGACAAAACCGAAAGTATGTTTGTTCCATTTCACGAGGAGGGAGTAGAGGCAATATTGATTTAACTAACTGGCGTTGTGGTCTGTGGGGAGATCCCACGGCGGGATATTCCTCAGTGTGTTCTCCTCTTGAATCAGAGCCAGTTTGAATTTTATGACCCCCGCACAACGACAAGCTGAAGAAATCGTAGGCCAAGTGGATTGGCAGTCTGAGAATCACGGGCTGTGCAAGTGTCCAGGTGAGGCTGCACATACCAGCCACACTCGCATTAGAGATACAACTGTGTTCGTGGATGGTGCGCCGACTATCTTTTGCTGGCATACTTCCTGCACGCCGTATCGTGATGAGGCTAACCGCAAGTTGCGCCGAGCTATAGGTGGCGATGTTCTCTACAAGCCAACCAACATTATGTCGGGTGGCACTGCTACGCCCAAGTTAATCATCAAGAAAGACCCGCACGCCGAGGTGTTGGATAGGATTAAGACGATTGCTGAGTCAAACAAGCAACGCTATCTGACCCACTACAATTGGGACCCAGCGGATATGTACGAGGAGAGTCCAGTTAAGCTAGGCGATCCAGCGCAGGACTATCAGTTGTTCCTCTCAATGTTTAATGTCGCTGACAATATCTGGATCGGTGATGTCAAGGACAGCGGGAGGCAGCCGCAGAACTTTAGGTCAGCTTGGGATTGGCGGAAGTTGGACGAGCCAATCGGGCAGTACACCACTGGCGCGACCTACAAGCTGGATACGGTTAGCAGATCCAATGACACCGTTGAGCATAGGGTGTTCCTTGTTGTCGAGTCCGATGTGTTAACTAAGCCAGAGATGGGCGCGGTGTTCCAACTGATGCGTGATTTATTCAGCATGAAGTTACACGCTGTTGTGGATACTGGCGGAAAGAGCTTGCATGGATGGTTTGAGATGCCACCTAAGAATGAATGGGTGGATCAGTTAAAAGCTTTTCTTATTCCATTGGGATGCGATCCTGCAACATTCAAACCCAGTCAACCCGTTAGGATTCCTGGGGCAAAAAGAAACGACAAGATGCAAAGCCTGCTTTGGTTTTGCAAAGGAGGAAAATGATAGAACCAGCCGTAGCACTTGGTATTAAGCCGAAGACCGATGAGTGGCCGCCGATCAAATCTTATGCACAACTTATCAAGGAAGACTTGCCAGCACCAGAGACCCTAATTGAGGGAATGTTGCATAGAGGCGGGAAGATGTTGCTGGGTGGAGGAAGCAAGGCGTTTAAGAGTTGGAGCTTAATTGACCTAGCCTTATCGCTACACGCTGGCGTGCCTTGGTGGGGGCAACAGTGCAAGATGTCGCGGGTGCTGTTCATTAACTTCGAGATCCAAGAATGGAGCTTCCGCAATCGGTTGGCTGATGTTGTCAAGGCAAAGGGGCTGGAAGACAAGGCCGATGACTTTGATACATGGACGCTGAGAGGCCACGCTGCCGATTTAACTCTCATCCGACCGATGATCGAGAAGCAGATTGAAGGCAAGGGATACCAAGCCATCATCCTCGATCCAAACTATATGCTGATGGGAGAGAGGGATGAAAATTCAGCGGGGGATATGTCGAGTTTGATGAATGAATTTGAGTGCCTAGCGACACGCCACAATCTGTCAATCATCCTATCCCATCACTTCTCCAAGGGCAACAAGAGTGGGTCAGAGTCTATTGATAGGTTTAGTGGAAGCGGCGTGTTCGCCCGCAATCCAGACAGCTTGGTGGTACTCACCCCACACGAAGAGGATGAGCGCACCTTCACCTGCGAGGTTACGCTGCGCAACTTCAGCCCGATGGATGCCTTCGTTGTCCAATGGTCTTACCCGCTGTTCCGCCAGAACTTTAACCTCAACCCAGACAAGCTAAAGAAACCAGGCGCACACAAGGCGGTTGACGATAAAAAGTTCCTAACCGAGATGGGTTCAAAGGAGTGGCAGGCTGGTGATTTATGCCGCCATATCATCGAAAAGCTGGAAGTATCAGAATCTACCTTTTATCGCTATCTTAAACGCCTTCACAAAGCTAAGAAGATACTGTCTGACAATGGCTTGTATACTGCCAATCAGACTACTTTCTAATCTACTTTCAAGTTACTATCATTTATAGAGCAGTCAGACTCCTTAATATAATAAGGAATAATTCGCGAAGGAAAAGTAGGAACAGGACTCCTTGGTCCGTCCTGTCCCTACTACCACTACGTTCTTTCCGTAGCGTGTTCGGGTAATCAGAACAAAAAACGAAAGCTGGGCAGGGCTGGGCAGGGCTGGGTTGGGTTGGGGCTGGCTCGCACCTGCCGAGACGGAGTTGGTGATAAGGTGGTGGATGTGGTACAATCGTGGAATGAACAAATCTAAGCCAGGTCTATACGCCAACATAAACGCCAGACGCAAGGCTGGCACTAGCCGTCCGAAATCTAAAAGCACCATCCAGCCAAAGGTGTGGCGGATGATGAAGGCTAAGAAAGGCGGTTTTGCAGAGTGATCGGGAGCAACTGAAGGCTAGCCATAAGTTTATCGGCCTACTTCAGCGAGAGAATGCCCAGCTACACGGCGTACTGAGGCTGCTAGGGCAACTTGTAGACGATATGAATGCCAATTGCTCCTATGAGGTCTTCGAGGCACAGTGGAATGGGCTGACAGAGCAAGTGAAGAGGCTGTCAGGCTTCTTCGAGAGCCACCAGAAGGCACTACAATCGCTTCAGGACTCGATTCCTGATGACTTTGACACGGATGAGGTAGATGACCAATGAGTACACAAGATTTACCATGTAACAGCCCAAGGCGTACCCCTGGAGGACCAAAGAAGTTTGTAGTAAGGGCTTGCAAGGGTGGTGAGAGCAAGACCATCCGCTATGGCGACCCCAAGATGAGTATCAAGAAGAGCAATCCAGACCGCAGGCGTAGCTTCAGAGCTAGGCACGGGTGTGATAGTCGCCCTCCCGCTAAAACCTCCGCCCGCTACTGGAGCTGCCGCAATTGGAGCTAAGTATGCCCAAAAAGACACGCCACAATGCCCCGCAATCGAGCAAGGATGCCCCTAGAAAGCGTCTTAAAGCACGATCTGATGCCCCAGACCTTCCAGTGGTCAAATTTAAGGTTGAGGAGCTAGGAAACAAAGCCTGCTGCTGCCGTATCGGACGCTAGACTGCCGTTTATATAGCCCTTATAGGGCTATTCTACATACCCCTTATAGGGCTATTCTACACACCCCTTATAGGGCTGTTCTACATACTCCTTATAGGGCTATCGCTCCCGCAAAAGGCTACGCTTCCGTTTGTCGCTCCCGCCGGAACTTATCCCAACGCTCCCGCTGCACCTTGCCAACCTTGGCATAATGCTCCCGCGACAACTTGCGTGCCTTGGTGGGACCGCTGACGCTCCCGCCTTTCTTACCTAGGCGCGAAAGATATGCTTTAATAATTTCTTCTTCTGTCATATTTTTATATGCTCCTTATAGGCTATGCTGCCGTTTGTAAAGACGGAATGCCTGCGCTGCCGTTTATGGGCAAGCGCGAAAGCCGTTGGGGTTTGAACCCTTGGCGAATTATTTAGAATTAAATAAACTATTATCTATCAAATCACAAAAAGAATCCATCATCTTACCATCTATCCAATCCTTGTTAACATATCCCATCTTTACCCCTACAATTGTAGCCTTAATTTGTTTAAGGCTTTCTTTCAAATAATCTACCTTCCATTGCAATTCCTGCTCTTTACTCATTTTCATATCCTCTTTCTTTCTTTCATTCGCGCAATCACTAGGACTGCGCTGCCGTTTGTAGGCCATCCCAAGCGGGTTTGACCTCTCCTCCCCTCAGTAACGAGGAGAGACGAGGGAAAACTTATTTCCGGTTATTGCGCGGCCATACCAGCCACACGAACGCGAGCAGCAGCCCGCCATGTAGCAGCCCTAGGGCGTAAACTTGCGGGCAGTTCATGATTGAACCTCCTTTCTGATTACTGCGGTCCACTCCATGCCTTCGCGGATGGCCCAACGCAGCGCGCTCCTCCAGGTCAAAAAGCGTGCCTGGAATTGTCCGCATGAGTTGTAAACGGCGTAGGATGTCATTTTTTAATTTCCTTGTATTGGTAAACCTCAACGCTGTCTGTGTGCGCCACGCATTCCCAAGCCCCGCCGATTGCTTCCGATATTTGGCGATAGCAGCCCTCGCCAATCCCACCATCAAAACAAGCTAGCCATTTTTGACCGTCTTTGGGGAATGACATTCCGTAGGGTTTTTTAATTTCAAGCCGTTTCAATACTGCCGAATCGTACAGCTTATGGCGTAGGAATTGGTTGAATAAGTCGGCTATGACTGTTGAGCGTTTGCAATATCCGCAACCGCTTGCCGTTGCCGTTCCAACCAACCTTCTTCCTTCCGTGGTTATGGCCTCACCAGTAGCGTGAGGGTTTGACCCCCAAGTGCGATTCTTTTTCCATTGGATGGTTATGGTTAAAGACTCAAGCCGTGCTTGTGCCTTTACTTCCTCAATCCGCTTTTGAAGCTTCAAGGCCTCCCGAACCGCTTTCCGTGCTTCTGCCTTTTCTTTCCTTGTGTCGTTTTCTATCGTTGCTGTTGTCATAGTGTGTCGTTTCCTTTCGTTTTGGTTTCTTTTATTCCAGCCTATCGGCCAGACCGAAACACACCTTTGCGGATGTGTTCGGGGTCTGATCGCCTAGCTTTCTGAATCGTATTCAAAACCCTCCGCTTGCATCCACTCAAACAAACGAGGCTCTAATTCCTCCAGCTTGTCAGATTGCCATCCATCATTCGAGATCATAAGCATATATCTTCCGTGCTTATTATCCTCTCCCAAATCCTCAATTATGATATTGCCATAAGCATCGTTAAGATGAACAAGCCCGCCATAAACGATAGTTTTCATAGGCTTGCCATCCTCAATAAAGGTATGGAGTTGCTTTGAGTATGTTTTGCGAGTGACTTTGACCGCGCTCGCGTCGGTGTGTGTTGTGTTATTCATTTTTATATTCTCCTATGTTAGGCAAGCGTATCGTATCCATTATGCGTTAGGCAATATCCATGTTTCTCGCAATACTTATCAAAAACTGCGCGATGATTTTCGCGAAGGCGATTATATTCATCCACCCATTTTTCTAGTCGATAACTTTCTGGCCATAGATGTTTATAATCGCATATCAAATCATTCAACCGCTCAAATCTGCGAGTGACTTTGACCGCACTCGCTTCGGTGTTTTTCGCTGTGTGTTTTGTTTGCATAACGACAAGCTATGCTATCCGCTTGGATATGTCAACAGTTTTTATTTCAGTCAAAGTGTGGTAGAAGTAAAACTTATGGATGCACAATGCGGGACTCCATCCGCGCCGATTGAATTGCCTATTGAAAAGGCGAAGAATGGCAGGCCGTCACCATATAGTGAGGAGACAGGCGCAAAGATAATTGAGGCAGTGCGTGGCGGATTAACTTTAGAGCGCGCGGCGGAGTATGTCGGACTGAACCCTTCCACTGTGCAAGGGTGGACGGAAAGGCGTGCAGACTTTGGGCGTCTCATAAAAAAGGCTAGGCGTGAACATGAGTTGAGTTTGCTCCGCAGTGTGGAAGCAGCTGGTGAAAAAAGCTGGCAAGCCCGCGCATGGTGCCTTGAGCGAATCTTTCAATATGCGCAACCCTCTGCCCGTCTGAATGTTACGCAAGATGTCACCCACGGCCTATCCTCAAACCTTGCCTCCCTGCTGGCAGGAATTGCGGGGAGGAAGAAAATCACAGCGAGTCCTGAAAAGCGACAAATTGAAAGCAGTCATAACTACATTGATATTCAACCAGTTGCTACCAAACCAGAAAACCATTTGTCGAATAATAAGTATTGTATCAACAAGACCAACTCTGTTGAGCAACAACAAGATACACAAGATTGGAAGCGATTGAAATTGCGCTGAAGGATTTCCCCAAAATGATCGAATTCATTCTAGTCACCATTCTTCTCTCTCCCTGCGCCGTGTTTATGGCCTTGG